CTATTATTGCTGACAGCCACTTACCTTTGAGTGCAGAGACCGAAATCGGTCTGTCGGTTCTTGTCTGATGTTGGAACTTGTCTCTATCAGATAAGATGTTCTGGCACTGAAAGTGACGCCTCAGCAGCTCCAAGAACACTTGGCAAGGAAACCTTGCGTGCGAGGAGCACTTGGCACAGGGAGCTTGCGTGCGAGCACTGCACCAAGGTTCAGGGAGAAGGGCCAACTGTGACCACAAAGTTTGCATACAGGGAGTCATCCCACAACACCCACAAAGCCCATAGCCCCTCCTAATATCCGCCCGCAATTCCAAACACATGAACTGGACAAGGTATGCAACCATGATTACAGTTTATTGGGAGCAACATACTCCAACATACAATTACATTGCAAGACACTTTACACACTAATAACGAGGGCGCAGCAATATCAGAAGAATAAAGAGGCTTAGAATAAACAACCAGAAAAAGATTCCATCATTGGGGTATAAATCAATGAGCCCCTGCAGACTACAAGGAGGATGACCACCGCCACCACCACCACCCTGGCACACAGATTGGGACGCATTGGGGTCCTGAGGCACAGATTCATCACCCATTGGGAACCCCAAAAACACAGGCATATACAATGGAGGGTACAAGAGAGGCAACCGGCGGGCAGTGCACACAATGTACACTGCAAAGAGACATGCGCAAGTGAGTGCTTATATTCTTTAAGAATGGAAACTGAAATGGAAACTGCAAGTCACTGCACTTGGCACCTGAAATGCTTACGTGACCACAATTCATTCAAAATAAGCTTATCTGCGCCTGCGTTTGGCGGGCACCGAACGCGGTTTTCCTGCAACGGTCGTGGAAACAATAGAGCGCTTCACAACAGTGCCTGTCCTCCCTGTCCTTGCTGTTGACCTGGTCCCGGATGTCCGTCCTGCCCGCCCTGCCTGGGTCAAGAATCGCCTGCCCAGAGGGAACTGATCCAGATCTGGGGACAAGGATTCAGTGAAATCCAGATTCCAAAAGGCAAGACCTGCATAAGGGTCTTCCTTCTCTTTAGCCTTTTCCTTGTCGGGGCAGTGGGTAGCTAATGAATGCACAAACCGATATCGGTCATTTACCTGACTTGACACAGGCGGGTTCACCCCTATCTGCCACTCCTCAAGGATCTCAGGATCCATAGTGTTTAGGATGGATAAGGTTTCGGGGTCTAGGCGTACCTTGCAGAGCTGCACAATGCAAGCAATTTCATACTCCTCTGTGTGCCTAAGATAGTTCGCAAACTCATCTGCCTGGAATGAAGTGCCTGCATCATTCTTTACATTGATTAGGAAGTTCAGGCTCCTGGTATTGTCCACAACTGTCACAAAGCACTGATTGCCCCAAAGCATGCCATTATTGCGGCCCTGGGCCTTCAACAACCAATATGGTCGGTTAAGTACTTGCCCCTCAGTGCTTACAATGGAGCCGCTAGGTGTGCCCATATATACAGGCCCCGTCCAGTTAGCACCCCCATTGGTTTTGTCTTTTAAATACATATCAGTGGGTACGGTGTCTCCATATGCACCCACTCGACTGAAATAATGACGTATGTACATCTGTTCCTTTCTCACAGAGAAGAAGCAACTGTTTCCATAAGGATCCTTGGACATCTTATAGAAATCTGGATACACACATACACTGTTGACAATCTCCAGTGGTACCCCTGACTTGTCATCCTGCAGACTCTTAAAATTCATGTGCCCAAATCCTATGTCTGTCATGGTACCGTCCTGTAATCGTGTGGATTTCAGTTCAAGTGCAGGACAGTCTCCAGCCCCAGGGTCCACCGGGGTGTCGCCCTCAGTACAGGCTGGAGTAGAGTCCCAAAACTCCCCCCATGCAGGAGAGCATCCTACTATTAGCAGCTGATTCTGTTTAGGTTCCATGCCCACATTAAAGCGCTTAGTGCCCACTGCACCATGCTCTCTTTCTGCCTGATTAGGGTTTTCAACATCTGCATTCCTTCCGAAGCCCAGATTACCTGTGACCTCCATGCCCAATGGTCCCCCTCGTCCAACCTCTATGCCCCGCAATCCCCAGACTAACCTCTCAGTATCAGGGTTGAACACATTGGGATCTGGCAGTGCAAACTTATTGGGGTCTGGAAACCTTATCCGGAACACCCTATACTGATTGCCTGACACTTTGGGTACCAGGATTTTTTGGGTGCCAGGGTCTTTGATGGCATAAAATGGATTGCCCACCGTGAGCAGCCTGTCGCTGTTAGCATGATAAAAATAAGGGGTGCGTGTAATGAAATCTTCTGTACTAGGGATAGTGGTAACCGGTGCAGGGGCCACGTATACAGCCTGAGGACTAGGTATCCACAATGCCATCTGTAAGAGAGCAGAAGGAACACCATTTGCGCTTTTTCCGAGGCAGGTGCAAGTATAAATCAAACCAGTAGTCATATGCAGCTGTGTCATCTTCTACTATGACAGGGGGTACTGCAGGACCTAGGGGAATGCCTGGAACGAATCCGGGTATTGTGTGCTTTTCATCTGCATAGTGCACGTAGATGTCACTTGCTTCCCCTATGTTGATCCCAAAGGTGTCTGCCCGGTTAGTGGTGGGGATTTCGAGGCTGACCACATTCCTGTTGTTGCGGCCTCCTGGACCAACCTGCAGCCTCACTTGCTGTCCAGCATGAGGGCTCAGTAAGGGCACATCCTCAAAGCCTTGCTCCGTGATGTCTTCCTCAGTGAGGGCATCCACGCTTGTGTCCTGCATTACGGCCTCGCCAGTGACACTGTGAGGTTCCACACCAAGAGGCTGCAGCTCTATGGCCTCCTCAATACTGCTGATGTCATGGTACACGTGTACACGAGGGCCAACAGTGAGGCCACTACGCATTCTCATAGCCCCTATGGCCCCCAACCTGCTAAGGCGAATGCCCCTCCCTCCAGGAACTTCTGAAAGGATTGGCCTATGCAGCCTGTGTGTGCCCTGCAATCTTTCATCAGGACTGGCTAGGGGATTGTCCTGCAGAGGGTACTCCAGGGACTCCTCCGGCTGAAAGACAGGGTTCCCAAACTCTATTAAGTGTCCGGGGGCCTCCATGAATAATGGATCCTCCACAGGTACTTGCCGCACATATTTATTATATAGGGACTTCAGGGCTTTAACAGGGTTAGGACGCCGGCCTGACTGTGGGGTGCTTGTGCGGAACTCCAGGTTTGCGTTCCTATCATATGTCCTGTCCAGCAGTGGGATATCATCCCCCACTGCTTCATCAACAGCATCAAAGTCTATGATGGAAGCCCGGGAACCCACAACGTCTGCATTAGTCCCAAAAGATGTGGTTGTGGTCAACAAGGAGGGCTCATGGATGTGTGGTGGATTACTTCTGGGCATTAGAGGGATCTGTTCTCCCACCTCCAGGACTGCAGATGTGGTGGACCCCCCTGATGATATTGTGGTGGAAGGGAAAAGGTCCGCGGGGTGGTGCACCTCTGCCACCACTTGAATGCGGTTGCCCCCTTGTGTTGGGACAGACTCATCTATGATTGCAGGCCGTGGAGGATAAGATCCAAAGTCCTCTACAATGGCAGGGTCAGTGGGGTCAATGGGTGGGTGCGTGTCAATCACTGAGGGGTCCACTGCAGTGACAATGGGTTCCATTTCTATTACATCTGTGGCCACAACCTCTGGAATGGAGATGGTGGGGCCCACAGTCTCTATGGCAGGCACTACTGGCCTTGCAGGATATGCTGGACGTGGCCATGCCCCCACCCCTATACCTCTGTCAGCACCCATAGGAATGTAGCCACCTCTGCCACCACTCCCAGCCCCTGTACCAATACCCAAGCCACCCAAATTAATGACAGCACTACCATATTGTAGAATTCGATCAGCAGGGGTCTTATTCTCGATTTGCTCCTTGACACCCCATGGACAATTACCGTCCACGCGGCATCCAGGCTGTCTATATAGGTTTGTAGCAGAGTCTCTAGGGACTCGGGTGGCACGTCGCTTGCGGGGGGCCATATTACAGCGGTTAAGGCAGGGGATACAGGCATATCAGTTACAGACATTATGACAAGAAGGGCATAGTACCTAATACATAGTGGACTCTGTCTGACAGGGCACCAGTATTCAAGAAAGTCTCTCTCTGTGCTGTGTCCACAAAGCGGAGGACTATCTGAGCGGCACTGCGGCGTTGTGTGTGGCCTGCATCCAGCCAGTGATATGTGGTTGTCACTTGTGCAAAGTGTCTGTAATGCTGATTCTGCAGTCTGTACCTTTGGCACTTAAGCGCGTTGGGGGGTCCAGCGATGATTATGACCGGAGCAACAACTGCTGTCGGAGGCTGCGGTCGAAAGCCTGCTCCACCTCGCTCCTCAGTTTTTCCAGCTGCTCCTGGTAGTGCCGGTGGGATGCATCCACCAGATCCCTCAGCAGGCCTCTCAGTCCCCCGGGATGGGGTTTCTCCACCTCTCCTTCCTGGTGGGGGTCCTCCTGGCCTTGGGACTGGGACACGTCGTCCTCCGGGTCCTTCGGCCGGTTTCTCACCAAAAAGCCGCCGCCGCTTCCGAGGTGGCGGCCCAGGATGTCCTGGAGCTCCTCCTCCAGGCTGCTGTCCTTCTTCTTGTGGCGTTGAGCTGGTGACAGGATTGAAAGACATCAGTTCTCCATCTGCTGTCCTCACAACATACACATTGCGCGTGCTGTATTTGCCCAGCTCCTCCTCAAAGTTCACATAAAATGTCTTTTGCCCTAACCATGTGTAGTAGAGTCCTTCCACACACACTTCGCCTTTGCGCTTGTACCAGGAGCCATCATCATCCTGGATGTATATGTGCTCCCATGACGTGTACAGCATCACATTATCCTCATCCCCATCATAAATGACCTCTACTTGAGTGCCACCTTTCTTGAAGGTGTGCTTGGGTTCACTCATATAGTTCTCTCGACTGACATCCTGCAAGGTCCAGGGTTCATCTTTGTACTTAGACTTTGCCAGAGACTGGGTGGCCAAGTGCAACTGTATGGCCTGCCTGGCCCTGTCCTGAGACACCTGCTGCACAGGCACAGGGAGATAGCCCAGGGTCTTTACTCCCTTTCCTCTGGCATAAAACAGCAAGGAGCTCTCCCTGCGCACAAGTCCCCAATATTGCACATGGTCCTGCAGGCAAGTGCTCTGCCGTTCATAGTGACCCAGAATCTGATCTTGCAGAACATCTAAACGATCTCTGAGAGTCTCCATCTTCCTCCTCCTCAGGTAATGCCACCTCTAGTGTAGATGCAAATTTTCTGAAAAAACATTTCCAGGAGGCCTCAGTTAATACCAGGGTGGGCATGCCATCCTCCCCTACCGGTAAGGGGCAGTGAAAGGCAAAGCATTTAACCCTGCTGCGCAAATATTTGTGCTTATCATCCTGCGTGATGTCTATGTTGGATGTGATCAGCAGCGGCGGACACGTTGCCTGGATAGGGGCACGATGCTTAAGGTCAAAGGACAAAGGGTTGCCATCCAGTAAGTTTCTCAGGTTAGTGTCAATATATTGCCAGCAAGCATCTGTTGCATCGTCCAACATAGCCACCTTGGCCGAAACCAATGGCTGCAGCCAGAAGTGACTGCGAGAGTTCACATAGGAAATAATGGCCCCACGCATGAATCTCATGAGTGACATTCCAAACATGGATTTGCCAGTATCAGGAGGTCCATGATAGCACACACAGTTGCGCTTGGGAATGCCTTTTAGCCAGTCCCGAGTGGTCCTTAACCATGGAATTATTTCTATGTCCTGATGTCTTAAGAAGGCTATTATATGCTTCCAGTCACCCTCTCCTTCCACCTGTTCTATGCGTTCGTGAATGTATTGGGCCATAGTCATCTCTGCAGTTTGTGCTTGCATATAATATCTGACCATTTGAGCACAATGCTTGACATGCTGAGCCTGGGCTGCGCTGGATAACCACGCCATTGCATTCTTATCTTCCTCTGCTAGCTGTGCATAGTGATAAGCTATTTTTGACTCCTCTGTATAGCCCTGATCATATGCCCATTGCACCATATTAGAGAAGTCAAAGGTCACGTCCTCGGCCAGCATATGGCTCAACATTGTTTGCTTAGTTATCCAGCTTGGATACTCCCCCTTGCACTCACTGGCGTTTGATTGCGCCCTCTGCACCCAGTACAGTGCAGCTGCAGGGGACCGAACATTGGGGGGCTGCACCATAATCAAATCATCAGAAACAGGCACTAGACTCTTTATGAGCTTAATCACTGTGTCTCTGTTCTTCATAGCCTTAAAATCACAAAGCATCAGTGCAATGCCCCCGCCCTGTTCAGAAACAGCCCTCTGCATGTGAGAATAGCAGCAGTGGTCGGGCAAGACCCCTGTAAGAGTTATATAGTATGGCTCACACAAACCAAAGATGACTACAACCCAGTTCTTGCAGCACGTCTTATCACTTTTGAATTGCCGCGTCAAATCAGTCACACTCACACCATATACCTCCTTGAAACGTGCCAGCATGCAAACACGCCTGTTGGCAGCTCTCAAGATGGCTGCAGCTAGAAACTTGTCTCCTCCCTCCCCAGATGCCGGAGAGTCTTCCTCATCCTGGACCGAAACTCCGGATTTTTGGCTGCCTACAATCCCTCCTTCTCGACCGAAAATGGTCGGGGATTCTCCTGAGCCACCTGCTACTTCCTCCTCTGCTCCATCTCCGCTGCTTCTGCTCTGCGCGCCCCCCGAGCCCTCTACCTGTGTGAGAAGTGTGAGAGCACCATCCTCAACTTCATCTGACAGCTCAAGGGACACGGAGACCCCCACTCCGCTGTCCTCAGGATGGAATAACTTCTTTTTAGCAGGCACAGGACGCGGAGAAATTTTCATAGCGTCTAGCTTAGGGCTCAATGCCTGAACTGATTTGTATTCAGGCGTTGTTAAATGCTTTCGCTTTATTAATGCCACTAGCCTTTCGTCTTCTGCTGCCTCCTGTTGCTGTAATAACTGTAAGGGATTTCCCGGAGACTGGTCTGTCTCATCAAAAAGATTGGACACACTAGACCCGTCAGAGTCCTCATCTCCACCCGAGAGGTCGCCATCACTGTCAACAGCCTCCCTGTCTATAAAGTCTATTCCTCCCAACCCGCTTGTCCCCTCCTCAGGGTCCGTACCTCGCTGGGAAGCCATTAGTGGAACTCTCTGGTACACTGGGCACAAATCAGCTGCACCTCTCTTTGTCGCAGCAAGACCGCGAGGGTTCTGAGTCCACTTGAAGAGCAGGAGATAACTAGTCGCATATGTCGCTCACAACTAGTACAGGGCAATTGTATGTTGTAAAAGGTCTGTTGCTCCGCCTCTTGATCTAGACTTTCATCACAATGAAGATCTACAGCCTGCACCTCTTCTGCTGCAGCAGCCAGTTCCAGGGAGGGGTCTCTGCCTCTCATGCCTGCCCGTCGGGTCTCATGCAATATCTGCAAACAGCTCTGTATTTTTGGTTGCCCAAAGCTATGGCGTAGAAACCTCCTTGTGCATATGCCAGCTTCTCAGTAAAGGCAAGGGGCTTCAAGCAGTTAGTGCACCGCAACACAATTCTGTCTATGCCGACCCCCTCCAGCAGCTCTATCTCATGAAGGGTCACAGGCACTGTGTGGAGGGCTGTCTCCCGCTCGTGCCGCGCTGCTTGCCTGGTGCAGCGGCTGCAGGATCCGTAGGGCTTTCCGTCCTTGTAGGTCAGGCGCAAGTCCCTCACAGAAAAGCGGTGCTTATCCTGAGGATCGAGGGGCTTCTTGCAAAAATAGCATGGAATTTCTATGCTCTCTGCAGAGGCCTCCAGGAGCTCGCAGAGGTCTCTTATGGTCTCTGGTAGATCCATAACACAGACATGGCCAACTGATATCTTTATATAGCTCAACCGCCATCGGTTCCGGTCGTTGCTCCCTTCCAAAAAGAAAATATATGAGGTTGTTGTTGGCAA